AAGGTGAACAACTAGCATTTATTAATGCTAAAGAAGTAAACCTTTTAAAAAGAAAAGGTGGTTCTGGCAAAATGACTAAAGCAGGAATTAGAAGCTATACAGAAGATGAAGAAGATACAGGAGATGTGTCTAATGCTGGAAGTAGCAGTTCATCTAGCGGTGGAAGTAGTGGTGATAACGATGATAATAATAATGCAGCATCTGCTTATTTTTCTCCACAACAACCAAGAAGTATGCTTTCAAGAGCAGTTACAGCAGTAGGAAATTTTATTAAAGATGGTGGAGTAACAGGAATGGTTTTAAGTGCTATTGGAAACGCAAATCAAAATAGAACAAGAAAAGCACAAGCAAATGTAGAAATAGGTTTAGGATCAGATCGTATGTCAAATTATAGTGTTAATAATGGTGGAGATAACAATAACTCTGCAACTAATGTTGGTGGCAAAATAGTTAAACTTGCTCCTACATCAGCAGAAATTTCACAAAGCAAAGCAACCGATGTAACTTATGATTCAAGAAAAACAAAAGCAAGAGGAAGATCAATGACAATACTAACAAACTCAAGAGGAGTTGGTAATAATATGGCATCAGTTTTAGGTGAAAAATCTTTATTGGGAGCAGTATAATGAAAACAGAACTAACATCAAAATTAATTTCAAGATTCGATAGACTATCAGGTAGAAGAGAAAACTGGGAAACACATTGGCAAGAAGTTGCTGATTATATGTTACCAAGAAAAGCAGACATCACTAAAAAAAGATCAAGAGGTGATAAAAGAATGGAAAGAATTTTTGATTCTTCTCCATTACAAGCATTAGAATTATTATCATCATCGCTACATGGTATGCTTACTAATCCATCTACACCTTGGTTTACTTTAAGATTTAAACAAATGAATCAACTAGATGATGATGAAGCAAAACTTTGGTTAGAAGAAGCTACTGATGTTATGTACAAAGCATTTAATAGATCAAACTTCCAACAAGAAATTTTTGAATTATACCATGACTTAATTACATTTGGTACAGCAGCAATGTTTATAGAAGAAGATGATGAAGATTTAATTAAATTTTCTACAAGACACATTGATGAAGTTTATATAGCTGAAAATGCTAAAGGAAAAATAGATACTATCTTTAGAAAATTTAATATGACAGCTAGAGCATTGGTACAAAAATTTGGCAACAATGTTTCTCAAGATGTTGCGGCAATGGCAAAGAAAAATCCTTTTGAAGAAATAAGTATTATTCATGCGGTATACCCAAGAAATGATTTTAACCCTAAGAAAAAAGATAAAAAGAATATGCCTTTTGAATCTGTATACTTTGAATACAAAGGCGGAAATGAATTATCAGTATCTGGATTTAAAGAGTTTCCTTTTGTAGTTCCTAGATATTTAAAAGCATCACAAGAAGTTTATGGTAGATCACCTGCAATGACAGCATTACCTGATGTTAAGATGTTAAATGAAATGTGTAAGACAACCATTAAAGCTGCACAGAAACAAGTAGACCCACCTTTATTAGTTCCTGATGATGGTTTCTTATTACCAGTTAGAACTGTTCCGGGTGGATTAAATTTTTATAGATCAGGTACAAGAGATAAAATTGAACCTTTAAACATTGGTGCAAATAATCCATTAGGTTTAAACATGGAAGAGCAAAGAAGAAATGCTATTAGAAATGTGTTTTACGTGAATCAACTTATGATGCAAGATGGTCCGCAAATGACAGCAACAGAAGTTATTCAACGTAACGAAGAGAAGATGAGATTGTTAGGACCTGTATTAGGAAGGTTACAATCAGAATTATTACAACCCCTTATTGATAGAGTATTTAATATTCTATTAAGAAACAACCAGTTTGCTCCACCACCAGAATCTTTATCCGGTGTTAATATAGATATTGAATATGTTTCTCCTTTAGCAAAGGCACAGAAATCCACAGAACTTCAATCTATAATAAGAGCTGTTGAAATACTTGGAAGTTTAGCTAATGTAGCTCCTGTATTTGACTACGTAAATTTTGATAATTTAGTTAAGCACGTTGCCGACATTGTTGGTATGCCACAAAAATTATTAAAGTCTCAAGGTGAAGTACAAGAAATGAGAAATCAACAAGCACAACAACAACAGGAGCAAATGCAGATGCAACAAGCTCAACAAGTTGCTAAGATGGCAGGAGACGCAGCACCAATGGCTAAAGCTCTACCAGAAGAAGCGAGAGCTATTGTAAATGCTGAAGAATAAAAATGGGTCAAGCAAAAGATAAAGAAAAAGATTTTACAAAATATGTTGAAGGTTTAAAAAAAAACTATCACTACATATTTAATACAGACGAAGGTAAATCAGTTATGTCTGATTTAGAAAAGAGATGCCACCATCATACTACTACTAATGTAAAAGGTGATAGCCATGAAAGTGCATATATGGAAGGTCAACGTAGCATCCTTCTATTTATAAAAGCAATGCTACAAAATGAAAAGGATAAATAAATATGTCATCAGAACAGATAACGGAGCAAACAGCTTCGCCTGTAGAACAGACAACAACTACAGAAACACCGGCAACAATAGCTAATGTTGCAAAAACAGATACGATTATATCACCAACAACAGAACAACCTAAAGTCGCTACATCTTGGAAGGAAGCAATTTCTGAAGAGTTTAGACAAGACCCCAACATAGAAAAGTTTACAGAGATAGATGCACTTGCAAAATCATATATCAATGCAACTAAAATGATTGGACAAGACAAGGTTGCTTTACCAAATAAAAATTCAACTGAAGATCAATGGAATGAATTTTATGATAAAACAGGTAGACCAGAATCTGCTGATAAATATTCACTTGATGTTAAATCTGATATTGTTCCATTAGATAATGGAGCTGTAAAACAATTTGCAGAAAATGCACACAAGCTAGGTTTAAGTAATAAACAAGCTCAAGGTGTTTTAGAGTTTTATAAAAACAGTATGGAAGGAACTGCTCAACAAAGTAAAGTTGATACAGAAACTGCTCAAGTACAAGCTGAACAAGAGTTAAGACAAGAATGGGGTAGAGAATTTGAGAACAATGTTAAAAAAGCTGGAGCATTAGCTAAAGCTAACATTAACTCAGATATACTTGACCTTGAACTTAAAAGCGGAATAAGAGTAGGAGATCATCCAGAACTTATTAAAGGTTTTGCTAAGATAGCATCTATGATGTCTGAAGATAAAATAGTTTCACCAGAAAGTGATAGTGCTAGTAAAAGTGCAGATATTGAATCTGAAATTTCTACTATTACTAATAATACTGATGGACCTTACTGGAACAAACAACATCCAGATCACGATAAAGTAGTACAACAAGTTTATACATTAAGAGAGATGTTAAATAGTTAAATAATTTTAACCCCTTGTATTTTTTTTAAAATTAATATAAGGGGTTATTAGTAGGACAATTCGCAAGAACCCTACTGACCAGAAGGAATAGACTTCTAGTCTAAAAGACTTTAAATCCAAGAATTGCCTACTTACTTTAAGTGGATAACCTTTCTGTTTAACTTAACAATAACAATAAAATGGAGAGACAATTATGTCATCACAAATAACTACAGCATTTGTACAGCAGTATTCTGCTAACATACAAATGTTATCTCAACAAATGGGATCGTTATTAAGAGACAAAGTTCGTGTTGAATCTGTGGTTGGAAAAAATGCTTTTTTTGACCAAGTAGGTTCAGTAACTGCTCAACTTAAAGTAAGCAGACACTCAGACACTCCGCAAATAGACACTCCTCACTCAAGAAGAAGAGTATCTCTTGCAGACTATGAGTTTGCTGATCTAATAGATCAACAAGACAAAGTACGTCTTTTAATTGACCCAACTTCATCTTACGCTCAAGCCGCTGCTATGGCAATGGGAAGAGCAATGGATGATGTTATCATCGCTGCTGCAACTGGAACTGCCTTTACTGGTGAAACAGGTGCAACAAGTGAAGCTGCTCAAACAGCAATCGCTGCTGGTGGTGCTGGTTTAACAATCGCAAAATTAAGAACTGCAAAACAGACTTTTGATTTAGCAAGCGTTGATCCTTCTATCCCTAGACACATTGTTGTAGGACCAGAACAAATCAATAACCTTTTAGGAACAACTGAAGTAACTTCATCAGATTTCAATACTGTAAAAGCATTGGCTAATGGCGAAGTAAATTCATTCCTTGGGTTTAACTTTACTGTATCAAATAGACTTAGCAAAACAGGTAACGATAGAACTTGTATTGCTTTTGCACAAGATGGTATCACTCTAGGAATTGGTAAAGATGTAAATGCAAGAATAGACGAAAGAGCAGACAAATCGTATGCTACTCAAGTTTACTACTGCATGAGCATTGGTGCTACTAGAATGGAACAAGCAAAAGTTCTTGGTATAGTATGTCAAGAAGCATAATAGGAGGATATTAATATGGCTGTAACAACACAAAATAGTACAGAGTATGCTGCTACAATAGCTACTCCTTTAGTCAAAGCCTCTACAAGAAGTAATACTGGTAAATTAAGAACACTTGCTTTCTCTTTTAATCAAGATGGTGTCGGTGATGCTGGTTCTATAATTGTATTAGGAAAACTTCCAGCAGGAAGAGTAAAAATCATAGGTGGTTTATCTAGATTTTACTGTAACATTACTGCTAGTTCAGCAACGATTGACATTGGAAATCAAGCATATGTTAATACATCAGGCGAAACAGTTGC